CTTCGGACATAATGACGGAAGATGGTGGCGTTGCTGAATCGGTGAACGCTATTCTGGTTGATGGCGAGACCGCTCCGGCAATTCCGGCTATCGATAGGGTCGGGTCTTTAGGGCTGCCCCTTGTAGCAGAGGAGGGACGGCTGCGCGCCTTGTATATACACAAGATAAATGGTACTAACTTGTATATATATGCACAGAGATATGGGGATAGAGACCGGCTGGTTGCTTATCCAGGGGCAATACTTATTCATGATCCGGGAGCTGGCAGTAATGAATATGTTAAAGATGAATCTGTCGCGGCAATTGGCAATACTCTCTCATGGTCAATGACGACTCGTGCTGGTTATGCTTTGTGGAGAGGCGAATCATACGAATATTTAGGGGAAGCTATGCCTGTTCCCAAGGTAGCCGTAGAGCCTCTTTGCTATAAAGGCACTGGAACCTCGTTATACAGCAATGTCAAAATATATAGTAGTGACAATGCTCCCGATGATACATTGTTTAAGGCGGATGCATTAGCATGGAGCAAGCAGCTGGAATTATCTCCCGATGCGAGGTCTGATTCGTACAAGAAAATTACCTCGTTGTTTTGGGAAGGCATGCAGAAATCTTTGCTTGGCTCCAAATATTTTCGGTGCCCTGTTTATGTAAGATTCGCGTTGAAACTCGTTGATGGTTCTTATGTAAGGCACACGGTTCCAATACTCGTTGGGGCTAGAAAACGCTGTTTTAGTACAACGCTCAAATATACTACGTATAGTTCGGACACAACCGTAGATAAACATCAGACAAGCATCACTATTGAAGACGAGACGGGATTCGCATATAGGATCAAGATAAGGATAGACAACGCTGAAGAGTTGCAAAAATGGAGAGACGTTGTTAGCTCCGTGGATATGTATATAAGCGAGCAGATGATATATCCTTCGGTGAATTCTGACGTGGTGTCCATAGGGAGTGCATCCACTTCATCTTCATCGGATAGAATAACAACGGTACAGCTGCCATTATACTTTCAAGATGATATTTCTTCTGAGGACGAACAACATTCCGTTGAATCAATATTGCTTGAAGCGTCTCGTGTATTCTTTAAAGTTAACACTTATTCGACAGATAATCTTTCTGAGCTTGCGAATGGTGTGGAAATAGATAATACTAAAGATTTATCTTACACCGAGAATTTATATACGAAGGAGAACTTAACAGATGATTTTCGTTCAAACAATGATTATTTGTGCGAAAGAGCGATTATTTTCAATAGGAGATTGCATGCTATAGGTGCGATAGAGAATTTTGGCCGAGGTATGCAATATACGTATAATCTTGTGCCGACCACGGAAGCCACGCAGGGTTATACGTTTGTGTATGAACTGAAGGATAACGATGGCAAAACGCGGTATGTTTATTCGAGGGATGAACTTCATACTCCTACGTTGCAGGGGCGTACTATAGGTGCAGCTCAACCTGAAACGACTTGGGGTTCTGATATCGCGCAACTACTTTTCTATCCAGATACTCGTTGTGTAGCGGTTTGGGTCAAGCACGGCAATGCAGTCATCCGACTTGAAATGAAGTCGCACCCTTTTGCAAATATGTCGTACTGGATAGGCGATATATCTAAGACTCTTTCCATGTTGACATATAGCACAACGCTTGTGTTGCCACAGGAGGATCGTGTTGGTATTTCATACTTGTACAATTATTTGTTTGTGTCATCTGCTGATAATCCGTACTACTTCCCTGTTGGGGGGCGCATAAAATTTACGGACAATCTCAAAACGGTGGCAACTATAACTACAGCACTTTCCGAAGGGCAGTTTGGCCAATTCGACCTTTATGCCTTTACTGATGCTGGTGTCTATGTGCTATCGCCAAATGATAAAGGGGAATATTTGACGCTAAAACCTCTATCTCGCGATGTTTGCTTGTCGGCGGATTCTGTGGCTTGTCTTGACAGGGCGATATGCTTTATTACGAAGAAAGGCGTGATGCTTATGGATGGTTCTACGATACAATGTATCTCAGAGAGAATGGTTGGACGACAAGTCAAAATAGAAGAAGACGTATCGAATCTTATTGCTTCTGTGATAGGAAGTCACGCTTATGACGATATAGTTTGTGACGACAATCCCTTTATGGATTTTATGCTCGGGGCGTCTATTGCTTATGACTATACCGGCTCCCGGTTAATCTTCTTCCGTGATGGATACACATATGAATATGTTTATATGCTCAAAACGGCTACTTGGCATAAGATTGTACTACCGATACAGCTAGATCACGGGATAACTCTTGACGTTAAGGTGTTGAATAGTTTCCCAGATTGCTTTACTTTTGTGCAGGAAGGTGGCAGAATGCATCTTTATGATTGGTCTACGGTCTTAGATGAGACTGATGATTCTTCTTTAACAACGAGCATCATTGTTACGAGGCCTTTTGTCCTCGATGCATCCAATATCCTTAAGAGTATAACAGACTTGCGTATTCGCGGTAATTTTGAGCATTTTCACTCTCAGCTAGTCAGACACTTGCGATGCTTGTTTTGTAATGATATTGAAAAAATCAAATCTGATGTAACATCAATTCTGGCAACATACGGGGTGTTTGTGACTGAGGAGCAGGTTGTGTCGTTCCTGAACGCGGATGATGACCTCGAGGTTGCGGCTTTGCCCGCCTCTGACGCAGAATATATGCTGATGATGTTAAATAACCTAGATGCCGAGTTTGGTTATGTCTATCTCGCCGGGAATTCGATTAAGGCGGTGCAGTATGCGCTCCTTGCCTCTCAAGATGGAGTGCATTATACTTTGCTCAAGTCTCTCAGAGGCAAATCGTGGAAGATGTTCCGGATAGTCATCATCGCCCGTCTTTCAACGAAAGAACGGTTGTCGTGGATTGATGTAGATTATGAGCTTCGGGGACGCATAAAGATGCGCTAAGTCATTTAAGTATCTCTCTTATAGCTTCGCGCACTTTTTTCTGCTTCTCCTTATCTGCTTTATAAATCTTGTATTGCGACTCATGTATTCTAATTGCGATTGTCTTATTCAAGACCTTATCGCTTTGTCGCGGCCGCCCGGAGTCAGGGCGCCAGCCGCCCCGTTTCGTCATCTCAATACGATAGCCTGACAAAGGATGTCCGCACTGCCCCATGCACTCCCCTTTCGCTGTAATCCACACTGGAATTCCCTGCTTCGATTCTGGATGATGCGTGCTTGACCTAACAATTATGTGCTCATCTGTGAGCAGATTAACTAATATCGCTTTCATTTGAGATGCAAGATAGAAATATTATTTCTATAGCGCAAACTAATTCATTGTCTATTTTGTTAATAAACACAAGAATATGCGTAATTATCGAAAATAGAGAGAGTTATGAGAGTTTAGTAAAAATAGACTGCGTGTGTCAATGATAGTTGCAATATTGCAGCATTAAATAGACAGATATGGCAGCACTAACAGCAATCGCAACGGGCTTGGGAGCCGCATCGACACTTGCAAGCTCAATCCTAGGGGCAGTTGGCTCCGCAAAAGCAAATAAGAGGGCAAATGCATTAATAGACAATGCTCAGAAAGAGAACGAATCCTGGTATGATAGACAGATGTCTCGAGATTATACGCGCAGGGCGGAGAATCAGGCAATACTCAAACGTCAGCGAGAGTTGCTTGATGAGTACTATAACCGAAGCGCGTCGGCTCAGGCTGTCACGGGCGGAACTGATGAAGCGGTAGCAATGAGCAAAGCATCTGCAAATGACGCTCTCGCGAAAACTATGACAAATATCGCAGCGCAGAGCACGGCGCAAAAGGATGCAGCCGAGCAGCAGTACCTTGCAAATAAGGCGACTTTAACGCAACAGCAGATTGCAGCGCAGCAGGCAAAAGCACAGCAGGTTGCAACAGCCGCTGGACAGGGTATATCCGCAGGTTTAAACTTACTTGGAAGTACAATAGCAAAAGAGAACGCGTGATATGAGCGACAATATTGAAGAACTGCGGAAGAAGAACCAGGAAGCATATGACGCTTATCAGAACAACGTAAATACTGCGACTAACGAGCTTGTTGCAAATCGTAATTCGGTTTCAGCTGACTTGCAGTCCGCGTTGTCTGAAGCCGAGGATAAGCGAGCACAAGCGGCTAAAACCTATAGCGAAATAGTCAGAGGAATGCAGGCTGACGCAAAAATGAGAATTGAGAATCAAAAGAACGCTGACAAGATGAACGCCGCGCGAGATTCAAAGTTGTCGCTGTTTGGAGGTATAGCTGACGCTGCCGCTGCGCTCGTGAATCTAATAGGGACAAGCAAAGGTGCGAATTCCGCGCAATATGCGTCGCCACAGCCAGCTTGGCAGGAAAGGATTAACGCCTTGCGAAAAGAGCGAGAAGCGCGTATTGAGCGCTACAAAAACGAAGCAGATGCACTTGAAGAACAGTCAGCGCGACTTGATTATAGCACAGCTCTTGACTTAAGCAATGCTGAAAAAGAGGACGCGATAAAGATTGCCGCGCGTAACGATGAAACGAATAGTCTTAACCATCAGTCGGCAATACAATCTGCGAAGACTGGGCTTGAGGCTAAACTCGCAGACACAAACCTTGAACTTCAGGGCATAAAAATAGAGAACGAAGCGCAGGCGCGACGTGAACGGAATGCTGTAACCGCCGCCAACAACGCAGCAACACAAGCCCTTAAATATCAAGACCTTGTCGCTAAATGGCGAAATAAAGGCTATGATATAGAAACGGGCAAGTGGAAGAATCCGGCATCTGGACAATTTGACCTTGACGTACCTTCAGGTTCTTCTTCCGATCTTACTGAGAGTCAATTAAAGAGCGCGAGGGATAGAGTAGCGCGCCAAGCTGGTCTATCTAACTATGACGAATACCTTAAGATGAAGAAGGGGAAAAAGAAGAATTACAAGAGATGGGCAGAAGATAATCCTCGAGTAGATCAACTGCTTAACACCCTTCAACATTTAGAATCAATTGATAAAGACACGCGCAAAAATCTCTGGATGGACGACATTTTCGTTCAGGCGATGCTGGGACCAGACGAGGAAGGTTGGGAACTCGATGTGGATTCTAACGAAGGAAAGGTTGGTGTTAAAAGAGAGAGTATTGATGAAGAATTTGCAGATTAAAATGGAAGACAACGTACAATATAAGATCGAGACCCCAGACGGTCGCACAACGACATGGGATGCCCAGAAATGGCAAAGCAAAGGTTCTGAGCTTATGGCAAAGTATCCTGATGCGAAAGTTATATCAATAAGAAATGCAGATAAGGACACTCAATTTGATGATAATAGCTTTGTTGGCATCGAATTGAGTGACGGTCGCACAACGACATGGGATGCCCAAAAATGGCGAAGCAAAGGTTCTGAGCTTATGGCAAAGTATCCCGATGCCAAGTTATCTTCGCTTACAGATGAAGCGTATAATTATAACGCAAAGAGAGCCGAGGAGCAACGAGCAGCACTCGCGGATTTCGACAATGCGAATAGTTCATTCTTTAAGTCTCACGAGGCAGATTCTTTGATTGCCAGCGAAGGCGGTGCAGTTGGCGCGAACTATGATGCAGAAGAGGAAAGGTATAATACCCTGAAAGCGCAACGAGAGAAAATGGTTGCAGATTATTCCGCCAATCCGGCAGTACGCAATGATTATACATCGAATGCGAAGTATGCAGACTATATTGCTGATAGTTATAAGCGGAAAATGCAGGATTTGCGTGATGCGAACCGGATGAGCACCGCCGCCACAGCTATGTATTCTGGCGGTATCAGGGAAAATGAGGATTACCATTACTATGAGCAAGCGTATAAATTAGCGAAAGATGCAAGTAAGGCATATGCAGCGCCTGTGGCGCGGCAGAAGAATGGATTTTCTGAATACCTCTCTGACATGGGGAAAGGTGCAGGCAAAACATTCAGCGATATCGATTTCTGGTCTCGCGGCTTATCGGCTATAGATCGAAATCGAAATGTCCGTGGCATCATTCAGTCGCTTTTGGATAAAGGCATAAATGTAAACACTGCAACAGAGTCGGAGCTGCGCGATGTGCTTACTCCTGGCCAAGTAGAATTATTGTCTGCCTTTGCTCTCAATGCGCAGGCTCAAGCAGATCGCTCGATGACCACCGCGCGAGGCTACAATGCAGGTATCACCGCCGCAGAGTCACTTGGATTCATGGCCGAATTCCTATTGACCGGGGGTATTGCGAATTCAGCAGGCATGGCCGGGCGAGAAGCGTCCACGGGATTAGGTCGTCTTCTCTCTCGTGAATTGATGCGAGGAGGGAGTGAAAGTGCAATTCGTAATGGCGTGACTAGAAGCATGATAAACTCATTCAGCAAGGCTGGGCGCTTGTCATCAGGGGCAAAGAAAGCCACGAAGATTGCAAGCGAAGTAGCAAGCAAAGGGTATGGATACGTTGTGCGCCCTCTTGAGGGAGCTGTATTACATACAGCGTTACACCCATCCACATATAGAGAAATATCTAATAGTCTTACGCAAATTAACGATAGTGGAGAACTTGTTAAAGCTGGAGACGTCATCGGCAATACTATTCTTGATCAACTTGTCGAAAACTGGTCTGAGATGACAGGACGACCTATAGATGATCTTCTTGGTGTTCCGCTCAAGGCTGCTGGGGCTTTAGGGAAATCTCAAAAATTCGGGCATACAACATTAGGACAATGGGGCAAGATGCTCGCAGATTCACGCGCAGCTAATATTATTCAAGATGCTGGGTTTAATGGTCTTATCGGAGAAATGGGCGAGGAATGGATTGGCAATGCTGCGCGCGTCGCTTTAGGTATTATGAGCAAAGACGACTTTGAAAAATTCGCAAGTGCGGAGAGCCAAATTGATATGGCCGCTTCCTTTGCCCCTATGACTTTATTCGGGCTTGGAACATCATCTTATCAGGCGTCAAAACAAGCAAAACAATACAATAAGATCGCGCAGAGCATGCGAGGGGTTTTAAATCGTCAAGGCATGTCTGAAGATGAAATCGCCAATATAATGGATGTGAAACACACGAAAGAGGAGATTTCTCAAGCACTTGCACCTGTTCTCAATAAGATTGTTCGCAACTCCAACGACAACAACACTTCATACGAGGACTATATAACAACACTGAAATTCGCGCAAGCTATAGCGGCTCAAGAAGTATTGGGTGTTGCGCAAACCGTTGAACGCACTCGCGCTCGTCAGCAGGAACGAGAAGACATTGCCATGCAACTTGGTGCAATGCCTAAAGAAGTGACAGACGAAAATGGACAAAAGCGCACATCGTACCTTGAAGATCCGCGAGGTAATATATCATACGAGAAGCTCGTGTCTACTCCTGAAGGGGACTTCTCCGTAGAGGTCGTCACTACTGCTACTGATAGCGAAGGCAGCTATTATGTCATAGAGGACGAGAATAGCGATATATTGATGCTGAAGAACCAGATGGACATATCAAGACAGCCACGCTTGATGAGCAGAGAAGAGTTTAATGATGCTGTCGAAAATGGAGAAATGTCTACTGAGACGTCAGCAGTTGGGGATTACCTCGATACGCGGATAAACGCTCGTATGGAAGAGCAGCGCAGACAAGCATTGAGAGAGCAGTCGAATGATGCGCTTCAAAACATAATGCGGCACATAAAGCCTGGGAATGTGGTAAATTTCGGAACAAATGATAACCCACAAAACGGAGAAGTTTTAGCTATTGACAATGATGGCGCAGTCGTGGATTTTGGGCAGCCGACGGCACTGAATGGAGCGACATTACAGATCCACAGAGTATCTCTTGAACAGTTGGGAAACATTCTCGGTATCGATGCGAGTGTTCGTGATGAACAACAAATTGATGAGGAGCAGGCGGAAAGGGATTTGGAGAATGAGGATAGGGTTAAGTCTCTTAATGAGCAGTTGAGAGATGTGCAGTTCACGAGAGACGGAGAACTATTCACATTCGTTCGTATGTTTCAGGCTCCGCAAACAAACGAACAAGGAGAAGAGGTCGCCCATATTGTCGCAACCAATGATAAGGGCGAAGACGTAGAGGTAGATGTATCTCTCGATGATCTTTTTGCGTCAAGAGATGAGGAGGGGCAACCTTCCTTGCCGGAAGCAACGCAAGAGCCTCGGTCGGATAATGAACTCATTGATATCCGGGGCAATGTGATACCTCTACGCAACAACGAAGCAACTGGGCAGCAAGAAGTAGATAAAAGAGCATTTAAAGAGCGTGACCCGGAGGCATACTATGCGTGGAATGATGGCAGACGCGGTGGCAATGTACAGGATTCCATGCAAGCGTTAAATGCCGACATGACTGCGGAAACCGCTAGACTCGCCGAGCTGGAAAAGCTCCTTGAAACAGAGACTGACCCGGATACGAGAGATGACGTCCAGAAGCAGATAGATGAGCATGAGAATAAATATAATCTATACGCAAGCATATATCAGAAATATGATGCTCAAACGGACTATCAGAATAAGCAGCTTGAATTCTTGGAACGTTTTGCGGAGGTAAATAACGAATTAGCGAAGGCAAAGACGCAAGAACAAATAGACGCTTTGGTGAAGATTAAAAGCGACCTGATGCGTAATTATGTTGCGGAGACCATCAATGGCGCGACAAGAATAGAGTCTGCGAAAAATGTTATTGCACTACAGAATGCTATTGGGGCGGTGGCTGATACGCCATTTAGCGTGATAACAGAAGCCTCCGTAGAAGAAGCCATGCGCAAAGACGGAGCATCAGAAGAGAGCATTAATAAAGTACTTGCTAAACTTGCCGAGGTCAGCGATATCCGAATTCGTACTGGTAAGAAATTCTACGCTACAGGCTTCTACAACGCTGGCAAAGTGTATGTCTTTGTAGAGGGGAATACATCTGAAGATAGAGCTATACAGACATATTATCACGAAAGACAGCATCTGCTTAACGCCAAGGACTCAAGGGCAATTAACGAGGTACTGTCATTAGCAGACAGCAACAAAGACAGCCTCTTGCAGGCACTTGGCTTACTCATTGGTAACACAACTGCCTACCATGGAGCAAACGTCAAAGAACTCGCAGACGAAATAGTTGCGTTCGGCCTTGAGAGAGCGTCTATAGACAAGGACTTCAGGCAAGAACTGCGCGATAAAGGAATAAGTGAAGGGCTAATTAATATTTTATATAATGAATATGCAAAACAACACGGATTATCAGACAGTAACACTATTCGACAGGAAGACGGGAATGCGGATGTCGATTCAAGTAACACCGGAGATAGCAAGCAAGATGCAGACTTTGAGCGAGCAGCATCCGGAGATGGACAGCTGGACGCTGCACAGCTTAGCGCTGACGCGGGAGTAGACGGCGGCGAGCAGCAGGAAGATGTAAATACTGATGCTGTTTCGGACCATGCAGGAAGCGGAGCAGAAGCAATAAATCAAGTCCTGGCGATTGAGGAACAACGAAAAGTTGTAGACACGGATCCAACCGAAGCGCAGAAAGAAGCAGGCAATTATCGCATGGGTCACGTGCGAATAGACGGATTGGATATTTCTATAGAGAACCCGCGAGGCAGCACACGTAAGGGCATAGATGCAGACGGCCATGAGTGGCAAACCGAAATGCATAATGACTATGGGTACATCCGCGGTACTAAGGCTGTGGATGACGACCATATTGATGTGTTCCTATCAGATAACCCTACTAAGGGCAACGTGTATGTTATCGACCAGGTGGACCCAAAGACCGGAGAGTTTGACGAGTCCAAGGTTATGTATGGCTTTGATTCGGAGCAGGACGCAAGCGAAGCTTATCTGTCAAATTATGAAGATGGCTGGCAAGGCCTTGGTAAAATCACCGAGGTTAGCAAAGAAGAGTTCAAGAAGTGGATTGATTCTTCCACGCGAAAGACAAAGCCGTTCTCGGAATATGCAAGCGTGAAAGCTGCTGCAACTAAGAAAGAAAACACGACAGACAATCAAGGTAATCCTGTAAATGAAGACGGGACACTGAAGATAGATAAGATAAAGTCTATCGACGATTTGACGGACGAAGACTTCCGTAAGTACACGGAAAGACGGGCAAAGGAGAACGAAGAGAGAGCTAAAGAAGAGCGTAAGCAGCGTCTTTTGTCACAGCCGACAAGAATGGATGAGGCCTTCGGACTTATCCCCGTAAAGGATATAAAGACGGCCGCAGATATTACATCTAATATTGAAAAAATAACCTCAATTCTTGCAGACAATGAAAAAGGGATAACAGACGCGGACCATCCTTTATCTAGCTATGGTGGATTCATTTATGGACATAATTTTCTTTTCAATGCTCAAAAGCAGGTAGAAAATTATGTGCGTAGTCTTGATGTCATAGATTCCAAGATTACTGATGAATGGAAGGCTACAACAGGAATTGATAATGTAGAGAAACTTGCTGACTATGTAAAAGACCTATATAAGGCAAAGCAGACAGAGATAAAGCCTATTGTCAATGGCTCAGCAATCTACGACCAGTCTTATGAAAAGAAAAACAGTGTCTCCGACAATACGACAGACACTGTAGAAACCGATGGAAGCGGCAAGCGGAATGACACTGCTATTCCGCAAAACACTGTTTCTGATGGCGAGGGAAAGCAATCTTCTGAAACAAAGCAAATATCAAAGGAGGAAAATAGAGCACCGAGGATTAAGAAAGTAAATCCATTTGATTTTGCTATCAAAGAAAAGAACACGCAACGGCCTATATTCAAAGGTGTGTACCATGATAAGGGTATGCTTGTAGCTACAGATACCTCTATTTTAATTGCAATGAAAGATGACTATCCAAAAGAACTTGAAGGAGCAGTTACTTTTAAGGATGGACATGTGACCGCTGATGTAAAATTCCCAGATTGGAGAGCAATATTTGATAAGAAATCTACAGGTGAACAAACGAAAGTAGATATTACTCTTGACAAATTGGCTTCATATCTTGATAAAATAAAGGCGGATGTACCTAAAAAGATATTAACAGATGAAGATCGGAAAGCATCTTTTGTTGTAATTGATTTTGGATATGGTGTATCAAGTGCATATAATTATGAATACCTTGTCAAATTCGTAAATGCGGCCCGTTACTTAAATGCCCAAGTGTCTTATTGCTCAACGGGTGGTTCATCATGGAATTCTCTTAATAAAAAACTTATAGCGGAAGGTACTAATGGCAAGGTGGCTTTATTCCCCGTGAAATATGAATCTGAAAAAAACTATAAGTTCAATTACAATATTCCATTGAATGAAGCAGGAGAAACTCATTTCAGTATAGCGGAATTGTCAAGCGAAGAAATATCTAATGAGCAGAATAAACATAAGAAAGCGCAATTAGATATAATAAATGCAACAAATCCTATGCACGATGACTACCACACTGGTATAAGAGAAGTTGGTGACATAATGACACTATTCGAGGCTGTAGAGGAAGCTAAGACCGAGGATGAGGATGAACTATCGTCATATCCTGATGTCCCAGATGACGTGCTCGAATCGGCGCTGGAATCCGGTAAAATCACTGTGTATAGCAGCAAGCCAATAAAGAATGGTGAGTTTGTTACGCCTTCTCGTATGAATGCTAAGGACTTTGCTGGCAGCGGAACTATTTATGAAAAGACAGTGCCAATTAAAGATGTAGCATGGATAAATACTGACGAAGGGCAATATGCTAAAACAGATATTCAGTATTCTATCGAAGAAAAGAGACTATCGAATGGTACCGAGGCTAAGCAACCTGCCTTTGACGCCGCTATGACGATGCTTGATAATGCAGGCATTCCAGTAGAGATGCTTTCCGACGAGGCTATGAGGCAGATGGCAGAAAAAACAAATGCACTCGAAACCGTCTCCTCTCAAGATGAGTATCAACAAACCGTCGTCTCAAGTGCATCTAGTGCAAAGGTAATAAATAATTTGGATAATCTGGCCAAATTTCTTGAAAATGAGCCCAAAACTAAGGAGAAGACATTTCTTGGAGCATTAGCAAAAGCTCTTGATGCAAAGAAACACGGGAGCAATAGCCAGTACGCAACATTTGAGACAAAAAATGGCGCTATTGTCACAATCAGGCTTGCGAACCATAATGCCGCAACTTCAACCTTCGACAACCACGGCGAGGATAATGGTATCAGTATAGTCATCAGTGCAAAAGAAAATACCGGCATAAACAATGACGGCAATGCGCACGTTACTGAATTTTATTACGATGCTATCAAATTACGTAAAGCCGAGGGTAAGCCTTTGGCTGAAATCGTCAAGTCAATAAAGCAAACCCTTTATAGCGGAGAGTATAAAGACACCACTGGTCTTGCGCAAGTACAGGAAGTGAACACCGACAGCGTGCCGGAGCTGATGACTGTCTATCACGGCAGCGGCGCCAGGAACTATGTCATATTTAACGAGGATGACGCGAAGATTACCGACCGAATCGACTTCCTAAGAAATGGAGATGTGGTTTATGGTGCTGCTGTGGGTGGAAAGATATTGCTCAATGCCGATAGGCTGAACCCAAATACACCTATACACGAATATACGCACCTTTGGGATAAGGCTTGCCAGCAGAAAAATCCAGAACTATGGAAACGCGGTGTAGAGCTAATGAAGCAAACTTCTTTATGGAAGGAAGTGGAGAACGATCCGAATTATGCTGGGCTTAATGAGGACGGCATAGCGTCCGAGGTGCACTCCCGTCTTTCCGGAGACAACGGGGAGGCCGTGCTCACGCGGATGTCGCAGGAGATCATCGACGAGGGTGGAAGCCCGATCGACATGGCCGCGAAGTTCTCCGTCATCTCACGGCTGAAGAAGTGGCTGTCCGACTTCTGGCACTGGGTGAAGGACACGATGATCCCGTGGAGCCGGGAGGAGGCGGAAAGAATCTCGGTTGATGACTTCGTCAACATGCCGCTCTCCGATCTCGCGAAAGGGACGAAGCTTTCAGGAAAGTCTGAGACCGAGACGGAACGCATAGTGCGTGAAGCCAAGGCGGACGGAACGTACATGAAGGCCCCGAACGGCAGGCCGAGCAACCTTGACGAAAGCCAGTGGGCGCAGGTGCGCACGAAGGCCTTCAAGGCGTGGTTCGGAGACTGGGAGAAGTCCGCGCGGATCGAGAAACTCCGGGACAGTAAGCCCGCAAGCATCTCCGGCAAGGAAATACCTATCTCCTATGATTTCAGACAAAACAAGAAAAACGCCCTTGAGTACGGCAAGGGTCTGCAAGGCTCATATGTCAACAAGGATACGGGGGCATCCATTCAACTTCAGAGAGGCAGGAAGAACGGAGGTCTGCACGAAGTCCTGCAGCACAACTATAAAGACCGCGAGCACATCCAAAGCATAGCTGCGATTCCACAGATTATAGAGAACTCAATCTATATTGACAGCGAGGCTAACAAGGACATTGCAAAGAACCCGTCCGTCACCGAATACCAGCACTATGTATGCGGTCTCAACATCGGAGGAACTGACTATACAGTCTTGGCGACAGTCGCTGTGGATAAAGACGGTAGCAGGTATTATGACCACAATCTGACACGGATAGAAAAAGGAAAACTGCTTGACCAGATAAAGGGCCAAGCAGTAAACCGCGAGAGTTTTGACGCAATGTCCGGAACGAATCCTACTACTCTCTCCGGCAAAGATAAGAGATTGATTTCAATTCTCCAAACTGATTCGTCAAAAGCTGTAGACGAGAACGGCGAGCCGAAGGTTCTCTATCATGGAGGGCCGTACAGATTCTCTCGGTTCGATACATCAAGGCTTGGACAATCCACCGGCGCTGAATCAGCGAAGGAAGGCTTCTTCTTTACCGACAGCCGTGACCTTGCGGAGCGGTTTGCCGAAAACTCCATTGACGAACTTCCGACCGCCGATGTGGAGAAGCTGGTCGAGGAGCGCCTGTCCGGGATGGAGGGGACGGAACTGGATGACGCATACCGTGCCTACCGGAACGACAGCGGTTCCTATCAGGATTATATGGATGAGACCGGAAGGGCTGATGATGTGGAGTTCCTGAGGGACTACAGCGGAGCATATGAGGACGGCATGACAGACGATGAGGTCAATCGGGCCTTCGTGATGAATGAAATCACGGAAAAGATAGAGAACGGCTATTTCGGCGACATGCAGGAGGTGACCGAGGAACTCTCCGCTCTTGGCGTGGAGTTCGGGAATACGGAAGCCGTGTTCCTTGACCTGCGCGCCCCTGTTGTCGACGATGTCAAAAGGGATTATTTCCATGAAGGGGAGAGTGCGAGTCCTATGACACCGACCTTGAAGAAAGCGAAGAGTGAAGGCGGAGACGGAGCTGTGTTCACGAGCATAACGGAGTACGGCCAGAAGTCCCCGGCCGCGCAGTATGTCGTGTTCAGTCCGAACCAGATCAAGTCCGCCACAGATAATCTCGGTGAGTTCTCAGTGGAGAATGAAGACATAAGGTTCCAGTTCGCCGGGGAGAAGGGTGCTGGACAGATGGACAGGAGAGACAAATCCACGATGCGTCTTGACAATCTCGCCGTTGCAAGGCAGATGGAGGGTGCAGGCAAGGATGCCAGTGCCATAAAACTCGCCACAGGCTGGGAACGGGGCGTTGACGGCAAATGGAGATATGAGATTCCGGATCTTAGACTTCGCCCAAACGAATCGTTTGAAAGATTATATTATGAATATGCCTATTATGGAAGCGTATATAAGGAAATAAGAGAGGCGGATCTTAAAGATTCCCCGGACTATGCATTGTATCAGCGATTACAGGATAAGATGAACAGTATCGTAGACAAGCAAGATGAAGATGCAGGTATTCTTAGTTACGAAGAATACGAAAGGCTGGAGGAACAATGGAACAAAGCCAATGATGAAGCGACCAGAATTGAAGAAAAATATGGCTTAATAATTCCGGCCTTCAAGTTGTCGGAAATCATTAAAGCACCGGAGCTGTTCAAGGCATACCCGAGCTTGAGGTACTACTCGGTGCATACCGGTGATACCCAAAATCCTGGTGCATATGCAGAGTGTGATGCCGATGATATGACTATTACCATAAATCCTTATGTTATTGGAAGAAGACAGGATAAACTTGAACGAATCTTGGTGCACGAAATTCAGCACGCGATTCAGGAAATTGAAGGTTTTGCCCTAGGTGGTGGCCCGCTGCAGTTTGAATTATTGTTTAAAGAGGCCAAGGATGAGTTGCATGCACGCGCATACGCCCACGCTCTGGAGGAGACCGCAAAGGGTCTTGGAGATGCCCGCAATCAGGCTGATGCACAGAAAGCCTTGATTGAAGAGTACAGGGTAAGTGGACTGCCTCTTCCTGATGAGGAGACCCGAACCAAAGGATTCAACTATTTCGTGCGTGGTTATCCGGATAGAAGCAAGGATGCCGTCATCAGGCATTTCAGACTTGATGAATCCACACGTCCGGATTTCGACTCATATAAAGAATACATGCATGTCGCAGGAGAGGTCGAGGCGAGGAACGCATCTCGAAGGTTCGATATGGATCAGATAGAAAGGCGCAGTACTCTTGCATCGGAAACCGAGGACGTGGCACGCGAAGAACAGATTGATATCGGTGATCTGTTCGACGAAAAGCATGCCTATTCCGCTTCCATAGTTACCGACAGGAAGGAGCGGGAGCGTCTGGAGTCCGAGCCGACAATCAAGGTCTACCGCGCAATGCAGCTCGTGGACGGCAAGCTATACCCGCCGATGTCCGGCAAGGTGAACGGCAAGTGGCGTGACGGCATTTCCGTTGAAGATCTTGGGAAGGTCTGGGAGAAGGCGGAGGAGAATCCAGAGCTTGCAGATGATAAGGGTCGGTTCGTTCTTAACAAGGGCAACGGAACGACCTTGAAGGCAAGATACAATCCGTACATCCACACTTCTACGACACCTCTGAACGATCAGTTCTCATCCGCGCAGTCACGTCCTGAACTAGTCACCGTGGAGGTGGAGATTCCAAAGAGCGAACTGACTTCCGGCTACAAGGCGGACAAAGCAAAGGATAGAGTTGGCAAAGTAGAGTGGAAGGCAGGTGTTATTCAGAGTAAGCTCTCTGGGACGCGGACAGTCATCCTTTCTCGCTGGGACAAGCCAATGCGCATAGTGCCAGAGAGCGAGGTGGCGGACAAGATTGTTGAGATGTTTGACGGCAAAGACGTTACGATGCCGTCTAATGTTGTGACCCCTGCCCTGCGCGCAGAACTCGAAAAAAGAGGCGTGCCGTTTGTTGAGACGGACAATCAGGGAAGAATTAAGGCTGAAGAGCAGGATGTTGTAGACATGCTCTACGACGAAGAGATGGAAGCCTCTAATGAAATATTCAATAAGGAGCTGCAGCTGCAGATAAAAGGTAAGCTACCAAGCGACCATATATATAGAATGGGACAACCAGGAAGAATATTGCTGTCAACTGGTGTGCCAGACTTACCTATACAAATGAATGCTTCAAGGCTTAAAACAAAAGCTACATCATATGGGCATGACTTTGAACTGAGTGAAATAAAGGATTTGGTGAAGGCATTGCAGACACCTTTGGCAGTATTCGCCTACGGTGATAAGTCAAAAGCGCAGAATATAATTGTTCCATTGCAGAAAGACGGAAAGAATTTCATAGTCGGTTTGTCGCTCAACCCGACAGTTGGAGGAAGAAGCCTTGAAATCAACAGTATAAGGAATGTGTTCCCAAAAAACAACTATGAATGGTTGAATTGGATAAGCCAAGGTAAGGCGTTGTATTTGAACAAAGAAAAAGTTCAAACCCTCATAAACCAACAGCGAACGATTCTCGCTGACGTGGAATATCTGGATTTGAACTCTGTTGCGAATATAGTAAAAAGCTTTGAGAACCCAAGGGTTTCTTCCGGAAATGTTGCAGAAAAAGGCGATATTCTCCCTGATGACACACGCTTCCGTATAGTCGGCGGTAATAGCGGATACGTGGGATACTCAATGAGCAAGAGAGCGGCGGAGGCAAAGGAGAAAGGTCGTTTCCCTAAAACACAGTTTGTTAAGGAATATGGAGTTCCGGCATCGCACCTTGATGCTCTTGTTGAAGCAGGAATCATAAGCAACGATGAATGGCATCATACGTCAAAATTCGGGAATAAGACTACGTTCTATTCTTGGTCTGATGATGTATACCAGCAAGCATATAATACCAACAAGGATTCAATTAACGAACTCGCCAAACAATACAACGAGGCAGATTCATTGGCTAAAAGAAGGGAAATTGCTTCTGAGATTTATGATGTTATAGAGCATACTGACGAAGTCGTGGCCTATCGAGAGCAGGAAGCGAAAGAGTATGAAGAAAGGCGGAATCGAGTAAAGTGGGAACTTACACAAAGAAGAGAACTCGAGACGCAAAAAAAGAATGAACTGTCTCATGCACGAGAGGTTATGTCAGGACTATCCGATAAGGATGAACATATCCGCAAGACTGCAAATGGTTACTGGTACAATGCGGATAATCAAGTTTCATTACAGCTGTCCGATGACGGAAGAATTCTAAATATCAGGTATCCCGCAAACACGGATAATTCTCAAAAGAAAGGACTTCGTAACGTAGCAGAAAAAGCCTTCGGTGATGCATATAAGACTGAAGAGGAACTTTTAAAAGGAGCCGCGGGTGACAATGCAGAGGAATCAAACAGGACTCTATTCTCTGTCGCAGAGTCGTCTAATGAGCGAGAGAAGATAACGGAGTCGTATAATGGTTTGCAAATGCTTGGAGATGAACAATGCTTGCAACTGTTGCTTAAGACATTCTCGGCTCTGCCAGAAAGCACTCGTGCCAAGATCACTAAACTCGCTCCTGCGAATGGATACAGGTTTGATAAAGCTGTGGCTGACTACTATTCCCAGTTGGCCCAAAAAGAAACTCTTACGGAAGAAGAACTGCAAGATGTTCGCACAATACGAGATATTATGAAAACCGCATTGGGGGTTAGACATCTATCTATGGACGAAGTCCTATGGTCGCTCTATAATACGGCGAACAAGGGGAAAAGAGGATTTCTTGCCATTGCTAATAGAACACTTGTGGCCGACAAGCTTGGATTCTTGCCAGAGGATACAAGAAGACGCGATGATGTAAAAAACGGGGTGCGTTTCTCTATCATAGAGGACGCTCATAGTGCATCAGCCGCACAAATGTATAATAAGGCGACCTCGTATTGGAAAAACCGGCTCAAGGAGAGTTTTGTAGACATGAATGAATCTATAAACGACTTGGTATCTGCTATTGAAATAGCCACAGGCGAGAATGCAAAAAGCTTCGAGGATGTCAGGCTGGCTCTTAATCAGATGTCATCTAAGGGGTTGAATCGCATGACAAGATATACGTCCGAGTACCTCGAACCAATGTGGGGCGCAATTAAAGACATTATGTCTGCAACCGGTATGACGTATGAAGATGTCGTTCGCTATGTGATGCTTAAGCATGCAGTGGAGCGTAATGACGTTTTTGCAAGACGGGATGCCAGAAGATTTTATCAAGACGAATTTGATAAATCGTCAGAGCCTTTGTTTCGGAAAAAGGCCGAAAAGGTCAAGATGCGTAGGAGAGCGATGGTTGCTGGCGACTTAAATGCGGCTATGGCTCTTGATGTAGAGATAAATAGTATTGAAGCGCAACTGCAATCCTTAAAGCAATCTCTTGATAGACATTTGGTCATGGTGGATAACGGCACTGCTGCGAAATACAAGGAATTCCGCGAAAATGATTATGGCGGACTGACATCCATGTATTCTTCGTATCCTGGGCTTGGTTCTCGCGCCAACTATGCGTCCGAGGAAGAATATAATGCTGCCGCAAGGAAGGTCCGTAAACCAAAGTATAGCAATGTGGCGGATATGGAAACGGCGGCCCGTGACGAAGTCTCTTTATTCGAGAGTAAAGCAGCCGCTGCCCAGTTCAAGAATCTATGGGATAGAATCAACGCTGCTACCAAGACTATTCTCGAAAATCAATATAAGAGCAATGTTTTAAGCAAAGAACAATATGAGTACGCGCGAGATGAATTTAATTACTATATACCATTGAGAGGCTTCGCCGATACGGAAGCGGATGACATTTGGTCATATTTCGGGGCTAGTCAGGCGGGGAACTTCGCTCCTGCGCTAGTGTCCGCGATGGGGCGTAAGTCAGAGGCTGAGAACCCATTTAATTGGATAGGGACAATGGCATCATCCGCTATCGCACAGAATGTCAAGAATGAAGCTAAACTAGCTCTTTACTACTTTATCACAAACCGACCAAATCAAGATCTGGCGACCATTGGAAAGGTTTGGTATCAGTTGGATCCAGCCGCGACAGCAGCGTATGCGGCTAATAATCCTAATAATCCTAAGAAAATATTTGTCCCTGTATTCCCTACATTCACCTCCGGGCTGGACGACGTTGCAATGAAGGCGGCCTATTCTCAGTGGGAAGCGGACATGAAGACAAAAGCCCAAAAAGGTGAAGCCTACCAACGAAACAATAAACTAAATGTGCGTTCCGATGTCGCGTTTGTCAATCCTCACGAAGAAAACGAACACGTTATTCGGGTGAAAGTTCGTGGTGAAGATAAGGTGATTTACGTGAATGGTAACCCACGCGCAGCGCAAGCTGTAAATGGGTTGCTCAACCTTGAAAGGCAAGGTGATTATCAGAAGTTGTTTGGTCCTGTCCTGCGGTGGATGTCTGCTGTAAACACAAGTTACAATCCGGAGTTTTGGATTTCCAATTTCCAACGCGACTTTTTGTTCTCGCTTATGTCTTCTACAATAAGTGGAGAGGGCGCACGCAGCCTTTTGAATGGTTATATCAACCCACGCAAGATGATGAAGATGCTTAGAGATTATGAAGATGATAAGCTCGGAAATGGGAAAATTGAATCTTATTATCGTGAATTTGCGGAAGGGGGCGGTATAACTGGATACTCCGTTGTGAATGGGAACGAAGTTTGGGAGAAGGAGATTAAGAAATATCTAGAGCCGTCAACGGCTTCCAAAATCCTGAAGTCGCTTAAGCTTGATAAATGCTTGAAATTCTTTAATGATTTAGGCGAGTCAGTTGAGCAAATGTCAAGATTCGCAGCCTTTGTTAGTGCACGCGAGTCCGGCAAAAGCATCGTTGATGCGGTAGCCGCTGCGAAAGAGATAACAGTGAACTTCAACCGCAAGGGTTCTGGAAAGTCTATTAGTTGGGAGGATACATCCAAATTGAGAGATAAAGAAGGCAAGCCGCTTAATGCATCGCAACGATTTGCCGTGTTTACCTTTGGGCTTGTATCTCCTTACGGAAGGCGGACTATCATGTTCTTTAATGCCGCTATACAAGGTCTCAATGCCTTGTATAGGTTGTGGCAAAAGGATAAGCGCAAGACTGGAGCCTGGTTCGCGGGATACTTTGCTGTAGGTGCAATGATGGCTATTTTGCACGCTATAGGAGACGACGATGATGATTATCTTGATATCCCAGACTACACCAGACGCAGTAATGTACTTTTGGGAGGTGGAGGTGTTTATTTCAAATGGGCTATGCCTCAGGAAGCACGTGCCGCCTATGCAATTGGAGATATGGTCGTCAATCATGCCCTTGGGAGGAATCCGAACAAGAATATTTTTGTTGAAGCAGGTAACGCGATTGCTGATGTCCTGCCTTTGAGTACAAATGAAGGAATCTCCGGATTACTACCTTCCGTGGCACAACCTTTTTGGGATTTATACACTAACGAGGATTATACTGGAGCCTCCATTTACAATGACCAGAAATTCCTATCTGACGCTGAACGCGCCTCGCGTCCTCACTACAAATCGCCAAAGGTGCAAACTGGTAGATTGTTTATTAATACATCGGAAATGCTGAATGCGATAAGTGGCGGAGATGAGTATAGCGCCGGAGCAATCAACGCCTATCCTGAATCCATGCAACACGTGATTGAATCATTTGGTGGAGGGCTTTTGACAACGGTTAACAAGACAGCTGAAACGATCGGTGGGCTAGTTGATGCAATAGCGGGAGAAGAAGTGATCGGTCAAGATCTCTCTGTGAGAAGATTTCCTTTCTTGAACAGACTATTAGTGGTTAATGATGAGAGAAGTCGCAATTCGCATATTTCAGATTTGTTTTACTACTACAAGGACATTGCGGACGTAGCGGAGGACAAAATGCGGCAGATGAGGAAAAGCAACGATTATGATGCTCTAAATGCCTACCAGGATAGCGAGGATTACGAGGTTTATCTTATCTTCCGAAGATTCAATAAACTTCTCAAGAGATATGATGATTTGCTTAAGAGCGAAGATGATAAAGATGAGAGGAAGAGATTGATTCGAGAGCAAGATGAGCTAAGGCGAGAACTAATAAACGAAATATCTCAAATCCAATAAAGAGAGGCGGCCGTGGTGTCGCCTTTCTCTTTATAGATAGAGTAAAAATAGACCACTTATCATAATTGACTCATATACTTTTGCTACTATGGAGATTAAGATTGAAAGAGCTTGGAAAAAAGACACATACACCATAGGCCGTGTTTATGTGGATGGTTTCTTCTTCGGTAATTCTATGGAGGATACCGATCGCGGGCTATCTGCAAATATGCCGTTGAGCGAGATAAAAGCGAAAAAGGTCTACGGCGAGACGGCTATACCATTAGGAAGGTATGAACTTCGGATGTCTTTTAGTCCCAAATTCTCCAAACGTGTATGGGCCCAGCAAGATAAAGGGTTTGTCCCTGAAATATGCAATGTAAAGGGCTTTGACGGAATTAGAATCCATCCTCTCAATACTGCGGATGATTCATTGGGGTGTATTGGGATCGGGAGGAACGACCAAGCAGGGCGTATATCCAACTCCGGTGAGTACTATCGCAAATTTCTTGATAATTATATCCTTCCAGCATTAAAACGAGGAGAATCTATCTATGTAACTATTAAATGATGGATGCTGCAGAACTCATAAGGCTTATTACTGGATTGTTTACCACCGGTGGTATTTTCTACCTATTGGTGGAGAAAGTATTTGGGGTAAGAGAGAGTCAGGCTAAAGTCAAGCATCAAGAGGTCGAGAACAAAAAAGAGACTGTCGAGTACGGCGTGAGTATGGTGACTATCTATAACGAGATTGATAAAATCGTTGAAAGTAAAACACGCCCGATACAGACAAAACTCGATAAGGCATTAGATAGAATCAACCAGTTAGAGAAATACTACTGCTATAAGGAGAACTGCCCTGATAGGGAGCAACGTGATAAAGACTGCGTTAGGGCGCACTTTATTGACAAATTAGGCAAATTAAATACTGCTTGTAACAATAAGGAGGATTCAGATGAAGAGATGTAGTCGAATTTGGGAGACATCTGGGAATACCTTTGTCGTAAAGGGCATTAATTATGTTCCCCTATTGAGTACCATTTTACTGACAATTCATGTGGGATTATTGTTGGTTGGTATTCGAGAGATAGTAACGGAAGTGGCATCTATTCTCTTGCTCGTATTACTTACTATACTTTTATCCGTCCGTTTCAATTTTTGTATCCTGCACAAGCTCCTAATCTTATATATGACAATCATGACTATTTGTGTTTGCATTCAAAGATTCAATGGCTTCGGCGTGACCTTAACATCCTTTAGGGTTCTCGTCTTTGCGCTTGGGGTAGTGCTTTCCGGTCTGGCTATCTATAAAATTAACGAAGATGGGTGTTACAAATGAAATATTGGGGAATGCGCTTATCTCTATTGGCAAACGAATGAGGGCTGGGAAATGTGAGGTATCGCAAGAACAAGCAGACGAGATATTTGCCAATATTCAAAAAGCAATGTTTATTCCAATAAGTAAGGAAGAAGCGTGTTCACTATTAGGAATTAGCAGGAGTACTTTTGACGCAAGGGTTGCATCGGGCCAATTGCCATGTGGCATTCACCGCAGGGGCTTTAAGGAGAAGATATGGAACAAAAACGACTTAGTGTAATTGTTGCGCTAATTATATTAACGCAAGGGTGTGGTGTGATGCGCCCGACGACAGAAGTGATCCAACGAGACACCATTATCACGGAGCGAGTCGTTCACGATACAGCTTTCGTATCCATCCCGTTGGAAAGAGAAAATGTTACGATAACAACCAGAAAGTCTCATCTTGAAAACCATTATGCAAAAAGTGATGCAAGCATAGATACTCTTGGTATGCTGCACCACTCACTTGAGACGATACCGCAAAAAATACCTGTGCCAATTGTCACTCTGGCCACGGATACAAAGGTGGTAACGGGTCTAACAAGAACAATAGAGGTGCCAATTGAAAAGCCTCTGAAATGGTGGCAGAAGATCCTTATGGTCTTGGGCGTGCTGAACATCGTGTATGTGTTAGCAAAAGTAGGTTTGATATTAATTAAAAAGTAAATGATATGCAGAATTTTCCTAAAGGTAATGACCTCATTGTAAGATGGTCAATACTATATCCAGACGGGACGGTTTTCCCGGTTTCTAATTATGTGTACGAGCTTAGCTATTCTACGGGACGAGGAGTAAGCGTCGTTAAAGACTCCTCGGTTAGTGTAAGCGCAAACACTGTGACGTGGAGGTTTTCTGGCGCAGAGCAGGCCTTCTATGGTAAGTATTCACTTACTTTAAAGCTTTATCTTGACGGTAAGCTTATTGCGACAATAAACAAGAACAATGCATTCGAGTTGACCAGAGTGTCAAGTTTCGGGTTAAGCGATTTGAGTATAACCTCTTATTGCGACGCCATATCAATTCAAGATGTTGTCACACAAGCGAGCAAGGCCCTCGATACGGCTCTGACTGTAAAAGAACAGATGGAAGTTATGCTTCCGAATGGCGGAGTCCGGTTGCGATCTCCCAATGGGACGTCTTACATTCTTACGGTAGATGATTCTGGTAACTTAAAGGTCACGGCAATATGAGCGAAAAACTGATAAAGCGCCGGATTGACGATAAGAGAATTGATACCGTCAACGCGAGACGCGAAATAGCAGGTTCGCCACACAAAGATATTCGTCTTTTGGAACGCGCGAGAAATGCGTGGAATAACATGACAGACTTCCGTGAGCAACGTGCTCGCGCAATGCGGTTTGTGTATGGCGATCAATGGGGTGATAACATCACCGTGATGATTGACGGAGAGCGCAAGACCATGACTATGCGAGAATACTTGAGTATGGAGGGGCATGTTCCTCTTCAGACGAATCAACTTAAGACTAAAGTAAATAGCATTGTCGGTGTCCTCATCAAGGAACAAAATGAGCCTGTTTGCAATGCTGTTGACCGTAGCGAGCAGCAATATGGAGAACTATTGACAAAAGGATTGCAAGCTAACAATGTTAAGAATCGAGTTAATATGATTTACAAATTATGTGTAAAAGACTTGATTATTGGTGGCTTGGGCGTAATGATGGAGACTTATGGCTATCGTGAAGGTGAGCGACGCCGTGAGGACTCATGGTCGAAATATGTAGATCCAAACTATGTCATAATGGAGACAAATCTTCGCGACCCGCGCTTTTGGGATCTGACAATGATAGGATGCTGGTATAGAATGTCATTCAATGCGATTATGGCTCAATTCGCTGGGAAGAACGGAATAACATATCAGATGTTGCGAGATATTTATGGCGAACCAGCTTCATTATATAGTGAAGGTGATATGATTCAGATTACGGATGTCAATGACGTCAGACATCTTGAATTTATGGCGCCCGTTCGCTTAGATGAATGCTGCGTTGCAGAGATATGGACATTGGAGACAAAAGTTCGCATTAGATTACACGACTATAGCCAGGGAACACTTACGATTATTGAT